AAAAACCGCCCGAAACCTGCCCTATACCGGCCCAAACAAAAAGGGCTGAATAGAATTCAGCCCTAAGTATCTGATATTTTGGAGGCGGCATCCGGATTTGAACCGGAGAATAACGGTTTTGCAGATTTCTACACTTATGTAAAAACAAGTAGTTACAGTCAAAATAACTGTTTTTCGGTCAATATAAAAATATCCTAATCGTCCCTATACCGTCCTGATTTTGCCTGTCCGATTGTAGCCGAAACATCATCACTATCCCTATTCAAACCTACCAGATTCCGGCACAAACCCGGTAACAGTTTCAGTCGATGTTGTGGTCGTGGTTGTCGTAGGAATGGACATATCACCGCTTGAAATATTGCCACCAGATGTATATGACGTGTTACCCTGAACCGAACCGGCCAAGCCCTCCAACGCATCACCTGCCGCAACAATCCCGAAAACCATACCGGTTGCCCGGATTGCAGTACTGAGCGTCTGCCATGCCGGATGTGGCGCGTCTGGTTGTTTTTGCTCAATCCTGATTGGCTGATTGACGGTCAAGGATTGCATTTTTTGGCCGGTTTCGTCCCATGTGATTGACACCAAGGGCTTATCGGCCAGAATTGCCTGTTGGTAGGCGGCATAATTCGGGTCCAGTGTTTTTGATGCTGTTGAACATCCGGCAGAGACGATTAGAAACGCCACACATATAATAAGGATGATTTTTTTCATCATTTGGTCACCGCCTCCACCGGGTCCTTTCCGGATGATCCAAAATTAAGCATGGCCTTCAGGTTGATGAAGAGGCTGAACACCTTTTCAAACTGTGCATACAGTTCATCACCGATTGCGGTTTTCACCATATCCAAAACCATTTCTTTTTTGATTTTTCCGGCTCCGGCATCAAACACCTTTTCAACCGCCGCCATCCCCTCTATGATGATCGTCAACGCCAGTTTTGTCACCTGGATAATCAAAAGTGCTTTTTCCATAATCAGTTACCGTCCTTTCATAATTTTTTGTTTTTGTAATGACCTCTTGCCTCTTTCGTTTTTTGAACCAGTTCCAGATTCCGGGAAAAGGTATAACCACCTGCGGCTGAGAGTATTCCGGCTGAATCGGGTTACTGGGATCGTTTGGGTTCATTTATTTTTCCAGACTTTTCAATCTTCCCGCCGATCCCCAATGCCGTGAATCCGCCCGCGATATACCCGAGACTGGTTTCTGTCGGCATGTCCGGCAGGCCCGCGTCCGGCATGTAGTGGCCGATCAACCCGGTGATTCCGACCAGAATGAGACCGACCCCGCCGATTACGGTTTTGTGGCCGTCAAGCATTTTTGCAATCCGACCAAACAGTAATTCGATTAGAAATTTCATGATTCACCACCTGTTTTATGCGTCAACCCGGATAAGATGGCCTGCAATATATTTCGATTTGTTTTTTGCCAACAGATATGTGGTAGCCAATGATTCAAAAGCCTCCTCGATCGCTGCCGGATGTCGATAGCTGTTAATCCATGCGGATGTAGCAGGGCCAATTTTGCCATCAGCGACAATGCCTGCCCCAAGTTTTTGACATGCCTGTTGCAGCAGATTCACGGCCCGGCCAGGCCCCAAAAATCCGGACAACGTGAATGTTTTGACAGCCAACGCTTTATCCCGGATCAAATGCAGGCCGTATCGTTTCCAATATTCTGCGCGAAGCAATTCCTTGGCCTGATCTCGCGTCATGTTTTTAACATCGATTCCCGGATGATATTTCTGTGCGATTCCGTATTTGGTCACACCGCCGGCGTCGTCAGGATCGTCATGCCATGCGTCAGGATTTTTGGGGTTTGTCTCCAAAATAAACCATCTTTCCCATGCCGCTTCAAAATTATCGATCATTTTTTCATCCCCTGACAATCGCGCTGATAATTAGCCCGGTCATGACGCCCATGCCGATATAAATCCCTATTGCCAGCATCCCGAATGCCACATTTTTTTCCATGATTTCATGGCTGGGATCCACCGCAAACATCCCGACCAATAACCGGCTCCCCACCAACATGATGATTACACCAAACATCACCGCCATGCAGGGCTCGATAATCCGTATTGACAAATCGATCATAAATGGTCCTCAATTCTCCGTTTGAAATTCTTTCTTTTCCGGAAACATGCCCGATCTGTGACATAAATCGCATATGCCAGGAGGGAAAATAATTGAATGTATGCCCGGTACGGCCACCACCAGACCGTGATCATTTTCATGAGGCCATTATCCCCAACAACCAGATGGTACTGAAAATTGATATGATACCCATACCAGGCCCCGCCATGACTGCACGCAATCCCCAGCATCAGGATACATGTGAACATGTAAATTTTACTTACAGGTTCCAGGCCCAGCCACCATTGCCGGATCGCCCACCAACCGAATATCAGAAACAGGTATAGTGCCACGATAGTGATTGAGGCGTGTAATATCGATGCGTGTTCCAGGCCCATCATGCGTTTTTCATCACGATCTCGTTTCCCCTTACGATATATTTCTGGAGTGTTGGTATTTTGATGACATGGTGTTCGGCCGTCATTTCCGTGCATTCGCAATCAAACCAGGATTCATCGCCCAGAATGGACTGTTGTTTTTCAAACTCTCTCAGGATTCCGATTGTTTTCCGGTTGATGTCCCGTTGTCTTTCGATTTCCGACAGCAATTCATCGTGTTTTTTGTCCGCTCGTAACAGGAAATTCAAAACCGTTCTGATCATGTGGAAACCCTCCTGGGCAGCAGGGTCTCAAGAATGGTATTGATCCGGGTCAGTGATTCACCCCGTTCCTGCTGGGCTGTCAGAAGCCGGTCTATGATGATTTCCCGTTTGTAGGCTTGATATTTTTCAGACGCGACCCACAACAGCAAAATCATGGATTCCGATGATGTCAGAACGGAAAGCAGCTTATTGAACGCGCCGATGAGCGCCGTTTCCATCGTATCACCGTCCTACAAAACCGACTTTATCCCACTCGATTCCTGCCGATGCCCGGCCATATTCAACCGGATCGCGGAATGGGATGCTGTCAATAACCTGCCCGCGGTTATTGCCGTTGACCGGGTACATGGAAACATCAACCCGTTTGGCGGATTCGAAGAAACTCACGATCTCATAAAAATCGGATTCGTTGGCCATGCTGATCATGGCATTCTGAACCCGATCCGGAATGGCCACCACGTATTTTCTGGCGCATTCCGTGATGATCTGCTGTCTGTCATGAATCATCCGGTCCCGTTCAGACTGCAATTGTGATAAATTGGCCTGGAGCGTTTGCGTGCTGGCCTTTCCGGATTCGATCTGTTCCAGCAATGCCGATTCGTAAATTTCAGCCTGGGAAAGGCGCTCTGACAGATCATCCGCATACAGTTGAACCGATGCCAGCCATGAATTCAGCCGGCCCTCCGGGTCTGACACCCCCATCTGACCGATGTTTTCCAGGATCATGTCCCGTGTTGACGCGCCTGCCGATTCCAGGATATATCCCCGGTTTTTGGCAAATCCCGGATTCAGCACATAATCAAACCCGTCAAAGCTGTTTATTCTTGTGGCGCCCATTCTGCCGCCATCCGATCCGCCACATGCCCACGAAAATCCGCCGACTCTGGATTTATGCAGGCCCATTACGGTTTTTCCGGGTTCGTTTTCCAAAAGCATTTCTTGATGATGTTCCACGTCCCCGTTTTTCCCGACCTCAAAAAATGTGGTCACGTTGGATGGGATATTTTCCACCAGTATCTGCTGGCCGTTGGGAAGTTTTACGATTTCGGTTTCGCCCAGATTCAGTTTACCGGCCAGCACACGACGGCCATGCCCGAAATAACCGAATTTTTCCCGCAACTGAATTGCCTCCCGGGTTTCGGGGGCATAACAAACAGATGTGGCGGATTCCAGAATATATTTTCTGTGATGGCCGGTGTATTTTCGGCCCTCGTCAAACAGGTTGAAATGGCATTTGATTATTTCTGGCATATCTTTATCCCTTCCTTAAATCATGTAGCACGGCCTGAACCAATGCGGATTCCATGACACCCTTGTCATCGTCATCCGTTTTTTTCACCAATGGTTTTGGTTTATTGAATACCGGGGTTTCGGGTTTTGGCTCCTGTTGATCACCATCGCCATCATCTTCTTCAGGCATTCCGCCGCCGAGAGGTTCCTGGCCCTCAATCTTTTTGCCCGGGAACATGCCCTTGAATTTTTCTTCATCCACCTTCATGATGTCGGTCCACAGGAAATTATAGAACGCCTGACGGTCAACCGACTGCAATTCCGGATCAAGGGTTTGAACAATGGTCCCGATCATGGATGCCAGATTTGCCCGGCCTTCGCGGTTTTCCTGCTCTTCCCGATCCAGGGCAGACGAAACGCTGTTGAACATGAGCCGCCAAGGTTTTTCACCCGGCAAAAAAATCTTGTTGAATTTGTAAGCCACATGGATATCGAACATAGTTTCAAGCCCTGTGGCTATTGCCCGACGCAACAGATTTGCCCGGATTGCCGCCAAGACAGATACCCGGAAAAACCCCCCGTCACCCAGTCCGCCCGAAAGCAATTCTCCAAAACCCAACAGGCTGGGATCGATGCCCAAAGCAGACCCGAGGCGATTGACATGAAACTGAACATCGGCCAAACCCTCGATATTGGGATTGCCCTCGATGGTGTTGATTTCAAGCCGGCCCTTACCGTCACCCCATATCGGCACCAGGTGATTGATAATGGTCTGGATGAATCCGCGTTTCAAGGATTGTGCCGCCCGTTGTCTCTGTGTTTTCAGCAACAGCCCGGATATGGTACCCAAATATTGAGCGGCTTTTTGCGGACTCATTTTCCCGGTATTGACACCGATCAACCGTTCCAACCGTGCGGCATTTTTCCGGCTCATGTTCAGACTGATAACGGCCTCCTGCAGATCAAGCCACGGCCCGAATGCGGTTTCAATGAGCGACTGACCGTAATTCTGTGATTCACAAATCCCTTCTTCCTGATATTCGTTGTTGGCAATGTCAAAATCTCTGCCATCGGCCCGAAAAGGCTCCGTGTTGGTCTCAATCTTCCAGTATGGGATTCGAAAGGGCACAAACGACCACGGGGGCAACAGGGATATTTGACCCCGTTCGAAATTCCGTTGCCATGCCGATGAATACCCAACCAGTTGACCGGCCCGCTCATACATCCGCATAAATTGGGGATGCGTGTAATAATCGGACCGGATCAACTCGACGCCCTTGCCCGGTTGCCCGTACACCCTGCAGAACCATATCCCGTACAGTGCTGCGTTGAACGCCCATGACATGCAGTTTTTGTTGATGATTTCCTTGAAGGTATTGCGTAAATCGATTGTTATGGGGTCATCTTTTTTGGAGGTGGATTCGATAGATACGATTTCGCCGGTATCTGATTTGGCAGAAAGTGAATGTGACAGGTGCATTTTAATGGCAGAGTCAATTGTCGGGTCACATGCCATTGCCTGAAACACCGGATATCTGGCCAGGCGGTTGATGGGCAACACGCCAACGGGTTGATCATCCTCACCCTGGGGTGATGTGATCGCAGACGGATCGCCCGAAACCCCGAAAAAATCCTCATAAAATGCGTTTACCGGCAGCGGGTCCGCCAGGTTGTTATCCGGACCGGACGGAGATGCGGAAAAACCCGGGAAGATTTTGCCCCATATGTTTTTGACTTTGCTTGTCTTCAATGGATTTCCTTACGGTAGGAATTCGGCAGGTATTTTTCCGGATTCATCAAGGGGTGCAACGCCGCTCGGCTCGCCTTTTTCGGAATAGGGAACAAACTCAGGCTGAACATCCGGAACACCGTCATCTTCCGTTTCGCCCTCCACTATTTCAACATAGGGATGAGAGGCGGCAAATTGCGCGGCATTGGCGTCAAACACGCTGGCAAGCATCGTGCCGGTGAACTCTTCATACCCGGCAATACGGGCTTCGAATTGTTCACCGATCAAATGCACCACGCCGCAACTGTTATTTGTTATGGTCACTTCAGTCTGGAGCATGGCCCGTGTTCCTCAATTAATATGCACTTCCCAATGCTACCCGTCTCCAGTTCGCATCCGCAATGGTGTTTGCCGCAATGCAGTGATACAGGTAACTGGCGTCGGCACAGGTTTCGTTTGCCAGACCCACGGTCCCGTTGACACCGCCCTCCAGTGTTGCAGCACCCCACGACAGATGTTCCGAATCTTCTGTTGAAACAATGGCGTTTCCGGCTGTGCCTTTGGTCTTTGCAACCACCAACTGAGTCGTGTTGGTGTTTGTGGTGGCTGTTACGGTCGGATGGGCAGCGGCACACTTGTAATCTGTGTCAGCAGTGCCTTCATGGTTGATTGCGGATTTCAGGTTGTCCAAGGCAGCGGCAGCACTGGCTCCGATCAATACCTCACCCTCTTCGGGTGTCAATGCCGTCTTGAATGTGTATGTCTTGGAACCGATGGTCACGGTATCGCCATCGGCGGGGGCTGTCGCATCGGATGTGATGGTCCCGGACGCGGCCACGGCATTGACCGGGGTTTTTTCCTCCAGGGGCTGATCGGAAAGGTTTTCCCAGATTGCCGCGGCAGTGGTGGAGTCTGTACACTGATAGACGGTTTTGACAGCGGATGTTACATCGATCCAGACAGACCCGACAGAATAGCCATCGGCTGCATCATCACCGGTTGTAGGGGCACCATCACCGGCCAGGTTATGCAGGATGAACGGCTGATAGGGATATGCCTCGCCATCGTCATGATCGCCCAAATCCGTTATGACGACAGACGCGGGATATTTCGCGTCAATGGCCGCAATCACGGCATCCGCCTTGTCTGCATCCACGATGGTCGTGACTGTCGTGTACGCCGGAACGGTTACGTTTGCGCCAAGTGCGGCATTTTCGTATTTGAGTTGTTCGCAGGTATTGTTTGCGATTCGGATAGTTGTTTTCAGCATGGGGTCGTGTCCTTTTTCAATGAATGGTTTTGGTTGATCTTTTGAAATGATGGACACAGATTGAAACACAACGGGGGGATTGCGCAAGTGGATGAAATACATATAGCGCTATATGCGATGAAAGTTTGACGAGGAAAAACAAAAAGGGTGATTCCTGGTTTGGAATCACCCTTGATTTGTGGCTATTTTATGAAAAGGAATTGAGTTTGAGGCTCAGTTTCACCGATATGTGAACCACAAACCGATCACGCCATCCGGCTACCCCAATCCTTCCGGTATCCATACAGATACCAGGTTTTCCGGGCCGGGTCCCATCTGACCACGGCGATTTCACCCTGCCATGAGTAATCGATCAGGGGATAGCTGGTTGTTCCATACCGCCTCTTGACGTATCCCCGGGTTACGATGTCCACCAGCCTCATGCACAAATCCCGGCCGGATGGCTCAGACGGCAGATACTTTTTTTCCCAGTCCTGCTTGGCAATAATCCGGGCCAGGCCGTCCCCATCGGAAAATAGGGGACCGGTCCCGGGAATACCCCACAAGAATGCAATCCATCCGATATCCGGCCGATGGATACCCTCCATTGTGTTCCGCTGGGTATCCAGTGTGAATTTCATGGCCTTGCCGGACTGGTCTTGGGATACGGTCGGTGACTGGTTTGGCTGTACTGCGGATTCCGTTATCGGGTCGGTTTCAAATTCATCGTCAACCAGGTCTTCATCTTCATCATCTTCCCAGTTGTCCGGGTCGTCCTCATCATAGGTCCAGTCATCCGGGGGAATGTGGCCCTCGATAATCCGGTACCCCAAAATATCCGGATCGTTCATGCCCCGATCTTTCAGGTAAGAATCGTTCAGGCCCAGTGCATGGGCAACATTCATGGGTGAAGCCGCCTGCATGATCTCAAATGGGGTCCCGTGCATCCCGAATCCGTGTTGCCTGAAATACAGCATGACCGCCAATAACGCCATTGGTTCGCTTTTCCGGATATCGATACTGCATGCCGCGGGAATGCTGTATTTGGTCGGGACAATTTCAATTATCGCCTTACCGTGTTTGGTATCAACCTCAAATTGATATTCAGTAACTGGCAGCATCATGAGGCCCCTTGATTTTTGTCGGGTCTATTTTGGGCAATGACTCAAAAGATCTGATCTGGTGGGGGATGTAGTTACCGTAAACTGCGTCAATAACCCTTTGCAGTGTTTCCCATTCGAATCCGCCCATCTGATCAATGAGGACTGCAAAATACAACGCCCTCAATGCCTGGGCTTTTGTCTGGAAACCGCTCCAGCTTTGACCCTTGTTGTAATAGCTATACAGGAAAGCATAGACGCCATACCCACCGCCTCGGCCATAATTCTTGATAATAGTATTATGCCCTCCCGTCATCAATGATTTTTCTCCGCCGAGCGCCTTGATTTCACGGTCAACAGCGGCATAAAATTTGTCGGCTTTTTTCTGTTTTCCCCTCTCCTCAATTTCCATATTCTGGATGTCTGCTTTGATCTTTTTCGCATCATCTGACATCGGCGTGGCGGCCAAACCCAGCACGAAATCCAGGTGATCGATATCCCCGCTTCGGCTTTCATTTTTGCCAAGGATGACATTGACGTCATGCTCCCGCCACAACTGTTGAAGGCCCATTGAAATGACTTCTGTCGATCCTTGACCATATTTTTTCCCGACATACGGGTCGAAAAACCCATCTATAAACGCCACCTCGTCACTATCAAACCCCTTATTTTTGGTGAGTTCCCTCAAACTCTTTACAGTAGGTGGTTGCTTTATTCTGGATTTCAGCCAATGACTGGATAGCCGTGATATGGCAGATGACGAATGCTCCAAAATGTGGCCCATCTCATGCCATAATGTCCGCCGGCAAAAATCGTCACCTGCGATATGTATCGTATGCCATGAGGCGCTTGATCGTTTGCCTCGTTTGGCCTCAAAATTCAAGACAGGTATCCTGCCACCGGTCATCCGGTAAAACAGGGCGATATCTTTTTTGGCTTTTTCGACAGTGTATGGGGCATACGGAGGGTTGGACCTGTTCAGTTTCTGCCGGGCGCTGGCAGGGATTTTGACAAATTTTTCAACCCAGTCATCGGCCTCTTGCTGAGATATATTGGATGTTTCGCATAGAGATTCAAGCATTGCATCAAAAATTTCTTGAGGCTTGTCATACGCATCTGCCAAAAGTTGTCTTGCTGCAGCACTTAATTCTTTGTTGCCCATGGCTATATCAAGGCCGTGATCCCGCATGAAATCATGATATTTTGTTTCCAGGTATTTCCTGGCTTCTGCCATCTCCTGCATCTTGGCTGCAACGGTTTCACGAATTTTGGCGCCTGTTTCCCGGGTTTCCTGCAATGCCGCATTCAGCAGGTTTTGATCGACACCGTTCAGGATATCGCCAAGGTCGTGCTTGTCGATCCCTGCCGCTTCCATTTCCCACGCATTATTCAGAACTCCCCCGGATAACATCCATATCTTATTATGCGCTTCGATCCGTTCAAAATTGGGTATGGCCTCGTTTCTATAATCGGCTATGAACGTTTGTAGCCGTTCAGCTTGATGGAGTATGGCAATTTTTATACCGAAACCGAATTCATCCCGGAACAGATCGGCAATATCCTGAAACGATGTGGCATTATTTATCCTGCTTCTGACATGGTTCATGTCGGTTATTACGGATTCAACTGATCCCATAAACGAATCTCCAGACTGTATGCGCCCACGCCCTGCACACCAGGAACATGAACCAAGCGACCCAAGGACGGCCTTTGGACATGACGCACAGGCCAAGGCTTATATCAGCCTGTGTTCTCATCGGGAATGATTTTTTTTCGAATGCCACCTGACATTCTGCATCGTGTTTATCTCAGCAGTCACCCCAGTCCCCATCTGGAAAACAGGTACATTCACCGTCTATACCAAAAGATGAAGGAATCATGCCGCCTTCTTCAATTCAACATACTTGATGGTCGGTTCCTTGACCGGTTCAATCGACTCAATTTCCTTGCTGATCCGGTAAAGGATTTTCAGGAAAACGTCCGGCTGTTCATCATTGAATTTACCGGCTATCAGGTCGGCCAGCACCTGGTTCTGCTGAGCCGCGTCAGGATTCAGGTCGATGTTTACCTTCAGCTTTGAAAAGGCGTCTTTCAGCTCTTTTTGGGCATTGCGTTTTTCTGCAAAGGACAGGGTGCCAGCTTTCAGAGCGGCCAGTTTGGTTTTGACAATGGCCTGAAGTTTGCGTTTTTCGCCAAAATTTAAAGCCATTATGCGGCCTCCTTCTCAAGTAAACCCGTCAAATAATCCGCCACAGAATTCAGCAGTGTGTCGTGCTTTTCCATCAGGCCGAGGGCCTCAAGTTTGGCCGCTGCGTCATCGAGCATGTTCCCGAACAAATCACTATCCGAATCGTGTTTGCCTGCAAGCAGATCATTCAGGATAGATAGGGCTTCGGTTTCGGCTTGATTCGTTCCTGAGACAGATTTATCTGCCTTTGTTTTTTTTAACGATTCTGCATAATTAAAAAGCCCCATATAATCATCATCCTCAATAAACCCATCGATGATGTTATTGTCCGCCCCCGGGAGTGGTCTTACTGCTTCAGCCAGAGACTTCGTTTCCGACTGATTATCCTGCATAGACGACATGTCAGGATGAAGCCGTGCCTCTTTTTTGAATAAATAGGATGCCAAATCGTTTAAGGCAAAAAAGGAATCAATCAACTCCATTTCTGGTGTCCATTTTCGCAATTCCCATTTCGTCATGCCCTTCTTAAAGAAAAATTCAGTACCGTCCTTGGCCACCAGGTGTTTTCTTTCGTAGCTGTTGACGTTGGCCCCCCAGCTATCCAACGCAACGGGCTTTCCGGATTCCCATGCAGTTTTTTGAGGCCGCGCAGCCTTATTACTCGCGTACAAGTCCTCCACATACCGGTCCCATTCATCCCGGGTAAGTTCATTCCGTCCCAGCATTTCCCACAATTTTCCGGCTGTCTCCATATCCTGAGACCTCACGCCAGGGACCGCTGTTGCGCCAACATCCCGTAGCCTGTTGTACTCCGCGATTCTGATTTCTTCTGCCTCGATTTCTTGACGCTTTTTTTCGGCTGCGGCTTCCTGTTCTGCTTTCAACTTGACTTCCTCTGCTTCACGTTCCTTGGCAGCCTGTTCCTCAGCCGCCACCCGTTCAGCCTCCACCCGGGCCGCATCAGCCTCTTGAGCAGCCCGCAACCCAGCCAGCCTGTTTTCCAAATCAGCATTGATTTCTTTCTGCCGCTCCACCAGGCCCCGGAACCGGTCAATCTTGACCTGTGTATCTTCAATATCTTCCTGGCACCCGCGCAAGGTATCCATCGTCTGCTGGTTGATGGCCTCCAGATTACCGGCTTCGGCTTTCAGTGCTTCCAGGTTGGCCCGCTGTTCCTTGATTTCTTTCTGGGTCGTCTGGAAGCGGGCCGAGTTTTTGGCTATCAACTGGGATATCCGTTTCCCGACTTCTTCCAGGGAAACTTCCCCCTCACCCTCCGGCGATACCACATGGGTGATGTCCCGCTTATTCAGCAACCACCGGAATGCAATGATGGCGTCATCCAGCTTGATCTGTTTGGCGTTTCCATCCGGTGAATGAAACACAATGGAAATGACCTGCCCATCGGAAAACGGAATTTGTGCAGTGACCGTGGCAAACAACCCGGATTTTTTGGGCTTGCCGATAATGGCCTCTCCCGGGGTGATGTCGGTACCCAGAAATTTGCTGAATACCCGGCCAAGCGCCCGGAGCCTGCTGTCGGTCTGGGAAAACCGGCGAACGGTAACGGCCTCGAAAATGTCGTCATCGTCTGCATAGGGTTCGCCGTCATTGTATTCATCGTCAATTTCATCGATGCAGGCAGTTTCCAGAATCAGCCGTTCCTGCTCATGATCCGCGGTCAACCGGTGATATGCGGTAATCAGGTCCGGGGCAGTGAACCCCTTGACGAATAAATCCAGGCCCATTTCATGGCGTTTGCCATCAGCAAAGGGATTCATGATTATGCCCCTCCTTCCAGGGTGTCTATTTCCAGTTGCAGGGATTCGGTCCGCTGCTTTTCGGTTGCCAGTTCGGTTTCCAGTGCGGACAGTTGGCCGGTCAATTGTGCCATATTTTCAGCCGCTGCAGATGCTTCTGTCTGGGCGTTCTCGTTGGCGCCGCGCAATTGCTCAATCGATGCGGTAACGGTATTGATCTGAGCAGCTACGCTGGTATTGACGTTTTTGATTTTGGGCACCTTGACCCGGGCAGCGGCCTTTTCCTTCTGTTTTAGGTAATTGCCCTCATTGGCCTTAACGTGGGTAATCACCTCGTCAATGGCCTTGTCCATGTCATCGACGGCCTTGACCGGCAGAACCTTGCTGTTCAGCTTGACCTGGAATATGCCACCGCCCGCTTTCGCCTTTACGGTCAGTTTCTGCCCGGATGCAAACACCATGACAGCGGTTTTGATCAAAAACCCGGATTCCCGTTTTGGCTTGTTTGTGGCCTCGACATCATCCACAACCAGGCCGGCCTTTTCGAATTTTTTCAGCACCGGTTTCAGGCCGGTTTTGTCGAATTTGTCAAAATTGATTGTTAGCGCCATTTCGTTATTCTCCCATTGTCCACGTAATCGCCTTGACATCATCGATAGTTTGGGCCGCATCGATCAAGCCGTAAATTTCATTCTTTCGGTACAGCACCTGCTGGTAATAGGCACCGACCTCCAGACCGACCGTAACCAGTTCACTGTAGCTGAGCATCTGCTTGTCGTTATTCCAGTCGATGAAACCCATCTGCTCCAAATTGCCCAATTCCATGAGCCTCAGCGCACCCAGGATGTTTGACCGGTCCTTATCGTCGCAGTCGTACCGCACACCGGATGATGTGAGGCAGCCTCGATCAATGACCTGCTGAAAATCAATCTTGATCAACACTTTGGCTTTGTTTTTCGCCTCTTCAAGCGACATTCCCCAAAACGCATCTTTCATATCATTTAGCTGGCCTACTACATTAATGATGTTTTCCATATCCTGATCGGGTAATGGTAAATTTCGGTTCGGGTTGCTGCTTTTTAAATACAAATTGCGCTCTGGTTCGTAGTTGATTGATTTTTCATCGATCACACTTGAATCGAACCCAAGTTTTTTTAACGACGCGATCAATTCATGTGGCGATGGATAAGAAACGCTGTTATTCCCGTCACATATAAAAACAAGGCCATCCGATTGGACCAAAAGAATTCGTTCCATATAATTAAACTCCCCTGTATTCAATAAAGTATAACGGATAATAAGGTGGTAAATAATTATTATAAGTCTGCTGGCTCATAGTGTGATTATGAGAGACATTGCCAGCCCCTACAGGTATTGTATCGGCTGACGACAAAAGGCCATATCCATTGTTGGTCCAAACCGAATCGGTATGACTATGATTCCATGAATCAGTAGCAATAGTTAAATTGAAAGTTAAGTATGGTGTCGCGTTATGATTTTCGCCCAATCCAGCAGTGTCTAACAGGATTAATTTATCCCGTAAATCAATTGTCCCGTTAGTGCCATCACACAAATACCACTTTCGAGGGATGACATCTAAGGATGTTACCATTGCTATAACGCCAACAGGAGTTTCGGTAATCGATGCTCCCGTTTGTGGTTTAATGAGTTTTAATTTTTTGTATGGAAAATCATAAGTAATAGACGGGGAGTTAGAATGGTTGTGAGAACCGACATTCCCGAAAACTAAATAATTTTCTTGACTTCCGCTAATAGGATAGTTTCCGTAGCTTGCATCAAACACATCTACTATTGGATGATTATGTAAACCACTTGCAGCAACCGACGCAGAATAATCGTCAACTGAGTTGAGACTATTTATCGATCCAGCTTTTAAATATAAGGATGAAACAGCTACAGTTTCAAAATTGCTTGGGAGCGTAGAGCCATAAAACAAATAGCCTAACGTGATTGGCAATATTGCGATATCATTCATGATAGCGCATAATTTAACGGCTTTAAATTTAGGCCCATTAAATGTTAATGAAATATTATGGGAATGCTCCCCCAATGAAGACGCTGTTATGCTTCTTTCTCTTGTTTGTGCGTATTGAGTAGCTGTTAACGCATGAACACCAAGCGCCACATGACCACCAGCAGTGGAAGAGGCTATAGTGGCTGATTTTATTTCACCGCCTTGAGCATAATAAATATTTCCACTTCCCATTATGTATTTCCCATTGGCTTCATTAAACGCTGTTGTATCAGCAGGGAGAGTATCGCTTAATGAGAAAAGAATTACACCCGTAGGGGCAGGCGATGGTTCCGGTAGTTTGATGGTTATATATTTACCTTTTATTTCATTTTCCTGAACCGCGACCAATATTTCTGGGCTTCCTACTATTTTGTCAAAAAGGTATCCAGGTATCGGATCACCATCTAATACTGTAATTGGAGGTATTTTATTTTGTTTTGGAGACGTAGCCAAAACGTGTATTTGATAAATTACGGTATCATCTGATAATGCAGTTATTTTAAAATTAATGTCATTATATGGATTAAGAACGAATGCGTAATCGGTATAATCCCCTCCTGGAGCTGCCTTGGTCCATAAATTTTGAACCGAATACCACGTATGGTCGAGGCTGTAACTGGTTTCGACCTGCACCAATTTATTTGCCCTAACAATAAGGCATCCAGCCAATACGGTTCCATTACTCCCATATGCCTCATTGAATTCTATGGATTTTGAAAAATAAACATCGCCTGTTTCGGCCAAAGCACTTTCGCCTTCAGTAATTGTCATATTGCACGATGATAATTTCCCATCGTTATAAGTATTACTGAGAGATGATGCGGCAATAAATCTCTGTCCAGATAATATTTCGGAAACAGTTACGATTTCGCTGTTGGATGAGTCATAAATCACATATTCCTCACCTACAACCAATCCAGATGTGTCTGTGACATCAATACTGTCGTCGCCTGAAACAGCAATCGTCACATCTGTACTCCCGGATTTCAACAACGAATTTTCATCATCCCATGCTTCAAGATATGCGTCTCCAGTATGGCCTGTTATTATATCGACAGCTAAAAAATTCTGATCAATTTCTCTGAATTTTGAATTCCATAATTCAGGCACAGCCGCTGGTGCAGTGTCAGGAATAGGTGTGATCGGATAATTTGGTAAAGCCATATTTCGTACCCCTCAATTAAAAAATAAAGGTAATTTTGGTTTCAAATTCTTCATCTGCCTGTTTCACTTTGGGGGCAGAATTCCTGATTCCGATTAAAGAACCATCAACCGTGATACCGAATTCACTGACCTTTTCACCGACCAGATCGCTTTCGGCCAACCTCCCGGTGATAGCGATGTTGCCGTCATCATCTTCCACGATATCCGCTTCCAGAATGGTTTTTTCGATCAACTGATTGTGTAATGCAATTTGGCCTTCTTCTATGGGTAGCGGTTCATCATCCCCATCATGCCCACCATCCCCAAAAACGGCTGTTGCAGATGCAATGGCCGCGGCTTTAAAAAGAGAGGCAATCAATGGTTTCAATAATACTGTACTGGATAATTCAGCCATATGTTAAACCTTTCATGTTATCCTGGATATGGAGTCAAACCCCAAGACCCATCCAGCAATAAACTGCCATCAAGATATGTCGAGAACATCGTCGGTAAGGAAACCAAAATATCTGATGACGCAATGATTACCGACTCCGATGTAACGGGATACTGATACCGGATATCCCCATTATCCGCGCACAAAAACCGTGAACCGTTCACATTCCATGTGCCATCCAGTATCAGGTAACAGCAAAACACAGGGCAATTGCCATATGCCTTAATAATTTGATTGGATTTTGTGTCGCCATTGGTGACATCCAATTCAACGGACAAATACCAAATCACCCCTTCAAACACGATATGCAGGGGCAAAATGAGCGTCAACCTTTCCCGGATGGTTGATTCGATAGTCTCTGGATTGTCGATATTTGATTCATCGATCAAAACCTTACCCCTGGATATCATGTAGCAGTGCGTATCCAGGATAACATCGGTCACAGAACTGACAACCCATGAACCATCAAGCCGGGCAGGGGCATTCGAAAGCCATGATTCATGGCCATTCCGAATCAATTCAGCCTGCGTGTAAAATTCCCTGTCACTGTAATCCTTGTCATGCCGAGCGAACAATGGCCGCCATTCCGTCCGTATCCCCGGGCAGGCCCGCTTCAAGGATTCCGTCAACGGAACCAATGTATCTTTCTGGAACAGCTCCATCCGCCGCTGAATGACCGCCAGCGGGATATTGCTGTCCGGCAGATCGATATCGTAATATTTGCCAAGCTCGGACAGTATCAACAACTGATCATCACGGGACGCCAGAAAGATTGATTTCAGGCTATCCAGGCGTTCACTGGAACCATCGAAATTTTCCTGCCAAAACGTTTCTATGGCCTGGGCCAGTTCCACCCATCGGTCCGTATCCCGCTTGACAGGCGATAATCGATTTTGCAGCCAGTTTTCAGCCATTACAGGTATTCCAGATCAAATGTTGAATGTGCGATATCGATATCAGAGACGGAATTTAACGATGGGGTCCCGGCATAATCCCCTGCCAGTGATACCGTGAAATATCCACCGTCCCCGAAATATCCCGTGTCATTGATTCTCTGATAAATGTCCTTGATGAAAATGCCGCCATCTATCCGGGATCGGGAATCGATATCGTAATACAGCGCCAGGGTTTCCTGAATCTGAGCGATTACTGTGGCGATATCGTGTTTCCGATGAACCGATCCGGAAACCGAAACTGTAAAAGCCCGGATATCCGGAGCAACCCATTCAAAACGCCGGTTCATCATGCGACAAGCATTCAGGGCCGCGATGATTTCATCCGACAGATCGGCGCCAGATTCTGCATAGGCGGACACAAAAATCTTGTTGATGAATTCGAATCTCAGTTCACCGGCTTCCTGTTCGGCCTCGGTTTCCCCCCACACATTGACCCACAACACAGCCGGGAATTGGCGCCGGATAAAAAATTCATAGTCCTCTTTCCAAACCAGTTGATCCTGATACAGGGGCCAGTAAATCAGGTTTTTGCGCAATTCTTCCTGTGTTTCGCCGGATACTCCGCCCGAAACCGCCGTGGTTGTCCGGATATCCAGTGAGGCCGTGCTGCCGTTGGAATCCAGCACTGTACCGGAAACCGATAGCGTTTGACCGGTCAACAGGGTTGTCTGGCCGGATGTGGTCCACAGGGTACACGTGATATGACTGCCGGCCTCCGGCTGTTTTCCGAAAATATTGTTTCCGAACCTGACGCCTCTCTGACCCAAGTGCGTGTAAATCTCGTCATAAGCCAGATCATCAGCAGCGACATTTTGAAACATCCGGGCCAGGGTCCACTGAACATCATCCACGGACACATCGATCTGATAAATAGTGCCAGCAAGACTGGCATCAAACAGGATTTCCAGAAACGGCAGGCTTTCGGTCACATCTGTTTCGACAGTCACCTTTTTGGCCTGATATGCGGTCACATCGGCATATCCAGACGCTGCTATTGTGACCGGATTCAGAATCAGGTAATCAATGCCCTTGTTGCTGGTAAACGCCTGTCCGCCCAACAGACTGACAGAATATGACGCGCCCTTGTTGGTGATCCGGATCGTTCCAGAGGACGGGACCGGTGACCGCGGGACATAGTTTTTATCTTCTGCCTGTGCCTGGATACTGGATTGATTCAGGGCTGTGGAAAGGAAAAACTCCTGAATGGCCCGCTCTGCCCGATATTGTGCATCACGCAATGCCCACGTCTGAAAAATGGCCATGTGATTGACAAACTGGCTGTCCTTCAGGTTCTGCCATGTTTCTGCAGAACCGATGATCTCTTTAAACTTGGCTATGGCCTCATCATTTGAAAGCACGGTTCACCTCACTGGAAAATAGGCCATATTGATGCAGCAGTTTCACGTCAATCCGATCGATATCAATAAAATCCAGGCGGACCCCGCTGATACTCAGTCCGCAATCCGATGACAATTTGTGAATGATTTTGGCCTCCATCAGCACCTCAAGCGTATCGGTAATGGGCTCATGCTGTAACCCGGTCAGTGTGTTACCCCACGATGGAAAATCCGCAATGGACCCCTGTGGTGTCTCAAACCACTCCATAATCCGGTCATTGATGGCATCCACGGATTCATACCGGGAAACAGCATCCTGCGGGGATACGGATAATGAAATCAGGTGATCCAGTTCCTCTATGGCCATTGTCGTTAAATCCGGTCGTAAATCATCAGTGTTAACAGGGAGTCGTCAAACTCCATCGGGATATTGTATCCCGGTGCCTGCGCCTGACTGGGAGGCGGTTGCTTGTGGCTCATTGCCTCGAACCTTGCAACGGCATTATTGAACGATTCATAATTGCCTGCATATGCCTGCGGCCCTGCCGGTTGTGCCGGGGGCTGAATCTCTTTCGGGGCTTCTATGGTTTTGGGTGCAACAGAAGCAATCTGAATGGGCTCCTTTTTTGACAGTGCGGCAGTCGCGTCTTTGCTTTCGGCTATCAGCCGTTTTTTTACGTTGGCCTGGACAGCCGGGCTATTGTTCCGGAAATATGCCAGTTCGCCTTTGGCATTGGTTTTGCCGCTTTCGGCATACACCTTTGATATCAGGTCTTCATCAGACAGGTTTTTCATGTCCGCACCGGCCAGGGCTTTCTTGATCATGGAGGCCCCGCCACCAGCGCCATGATGGACAGACCGGGACCACAGCATATCCTGAACCGCCTTTGGCCGCCCTGACACGTCTATCCCGGATTTTGCCAGGTTTTGGACCATCGGGTCATAATGGGTCTGCTTGATGTAATCGTGTTGTGCCGATGCAAACTCCGGATCGCTTGACGCAATGGATTTCCATTTGTCGGAAAAATCCTTTGTTCCGGCTTCCATACCTGCAAACTGATCCGCCCATTTGCTTTGAGACACAAATTTTCCGGCAGTGCTTTTTTGCCCGCCCTTGCTGGCCATTTGGTAGGTGCCATATGACACTCCGCCAATGTCACCCTTTCCGGTTGATACGGTTCCGGCGCCACGCCCACCGGATTCATACTTTTCTGATATCGATCCCAATGTTGAATGGCTTTTCGCAAAAGCGGCCTGATTATCATCGGTTTTTCGTTTCGGCTGTACGTAGTTGTTTTTCGATGTCGGTTTTTTCGTGCCTTGCGGATGACTGGGTATAAAATCAGGCTCTTTCGGCTGCAACAGTTTGGCAGCTTCTTCTTTCCCAATCAGTGATTCCAGGGATGACGGGATATTTACATCCGGATCACCCATGAAAAAGTCTTTGACGTCTTTCCATGTCTTGGTCTGGAAAACAGACGGCATATCAGAATCAGACGGGTGTCCGCCATCGGCCATCGTATCAGCCGGATTCGGGCTGTTACCGTGTTCATCCTTTGGCAACGCATCGTCCAAACGTTTATACAAGCTATTCAGCAACCCCTGCAGAAATCCACCAGACGCATAAAGCGCCCGCGTAACCTCTGATTTTTCAAACCCCAGTCCGATCCCTTCTGCGACAGCAGATGTCAATCCGCCCATATCGACAATGTTTGCCACGGCACTGGCAACACGCTGCCCGGTTGTGGGGTCCGTATCGGCACCGAAGGTGTTCTTGATACCCTCCGTATCGTTAAACCCCTGAATAGCCTCGACAGCCGTCGCCAAGACAGCGACCGGCCCAGCGACTTTTCCCAGAACCGCACCAAACCCGCGCATGGCCTTACCGCCAACAGATACCAGTTTACCCGCGCCCTTGGCCACAGCACCGCCTGTTTTTGTTGAAACAGCGGTGGGTGATACCGTTGCAACCGTTTTTGGGGTAACGCCCTTGGCCACGGCACCCGGAATATCATCCACAGCAGAAATGCCGTATTTCAACAAACCGGATTTCACAGTAGCCGGTTTGGTCTTGAGACCTTTTTTCTTTTTTTTACCGGGCAGATCAATATCGACATCGGAAAACGGGCCATTGCCATTGCTCCCGGCATCGCTCAGTAACGCCTGAATCAATTGCCGATGTCGCTTCTTCTCTTCTTTTTCGGATTTCTCTACAGCGTTTTTAACCTGCTGTGTGGCGCCAATGGTCTTATCCCGGGACTCCACCATCACATCAGATGTTTGCTGAACGTACCGGCCAAACTCATCACGGCCTTCTTTCGGTTTCTTCTTGTCACCGGATTCCGTTTTGCCACGGACTTTCTGGTAAATATCCTTGAGTTCTCCGCCGATCCCGGAAAGCTCCTGGGCAGCAGCATAAAAAAGCCCGCCGACTCCGATACCAACCGCGTCTTTAATCTCGCTCTTGTTTTTGGATACCTGGTCTTTTCCGATTGCATAACCGGTTTTGGCCAAACCAATGACCGGCTTTGCCAGCTTTGCCCATCTGGATTCCTGCTTGTCAAAAGCCTGTTCCAGGATTTCGGCCTGCCGTTTTTCAACAACGGCCTGGCTGCTTTT